AAAAAATGCACAATTAGTTGCACCATCTGTGTCGTCCGAAGTTAATAATATGACTTGGGGTATGAATGATATTAAAGTTAGCGGTTCAAAGTTCCGTATTGCATCAAACTACAATTTTCAAGGTTTTGCAAAGGGGACGGTATATAATGTAAATTCAACTAATGAATCTACATTATTGGTACTGGGCAAAAAGATATCCGGATCTAGTTTCCCTACTGCGTCAGGAGCACCAACCAACTTATCATTTAAAATATTTACTGGGTCTAGTAATAACGAATTACCTAGATATGCGTATATAGAGTTTAGTAGTAGTTTGAGTGACGCGGAAATACAAGTATCCAGTAGTTATCCGAATGCAACAGGTAGTCAATTTGTGACTTATATAGGACCAAGTTCAAGTCGTGCATATATTGCACCACCTTCGTATTCGATTAACATCAAACATGATCTTCGATATTTTAAAAACGGAGGTGGATCACCAACGACCGCATCAATCACCGCTAACTATTGTCCTGGTAGCACTGCACTACTATCTGGGTCGTGTTTTAATGGACAATTTACCCCAATAACAGCGAATGGTTCGTGTGGGGTTACTGTGGGAACTGCTACATGTAACGGGGGCACGCAGGTCGATGTGTTTACTAGTTGTAGTTTTCAATATACATATAGTCAAACATCTGGTCCTTGTACGGATTATGGTTTTAGTGGGGGTACATACTATCAAGATGTTTATACTTCAGTTAGCTGTACTTACAACGCTCCCATAGATTTCTCTGGTTGTTATTATTAATAAAGGATACTATTATATGTCATTATATTACATTGTACAAGATAACACCATCATAGATGGTCCAACCTTATTACCGGCACCGTTACAATTAACATCACCAGAAGAATTGGTGAACATTGGATGGTATCCGGTAATCCAAAATATGCCTGACACCTTCAAGGAACGCATAGAAGTATTAAGTGACCCTATCTTAGAAATTGGTGAGGGTGTTGTCACGGCAACTTATACGAAACGAGACAAAACCGAAGAAGAAATGCATGCAACGATAACCGCAGAATGGGAACCACTTCGTACTGAACGAAATCATCTGTTAAAAGAAACGGATTATATCACAATGGCTGACCGGTGGTCAACATTAACTGATGAAGAAAAAACGGCATGGGCAACCTATCGTCAAGCATTACGAGATATTCCACAAACATTTGAGAATATCTGGGTAGTACAATTCCCAGAAAAGGTATAACATAACCTATTTATAGTATATACCTTGTAACGAGATGAACTGATGGCAACGACGAAATTAACTGGGGTATTAATTAAAACAGGTAGTATTCCTACCACCGCATTAGGCGGTGGGGTAGTATCCGCATCGGTACAGATTACAGCACAGTTACCTGCTGGTACGGTATCTTCTTCTACGCAACTACCTGCTGGTACGGTATCTGCATCCGCACAAATAACATCTTTTGGGTTTATTAGTTTGTCAAATGGAACATTACAAATTGGAACAGGTAGTGGTGATGAAGGTGGTGAACTTTTATTGGCAAAATCACAAACAAACAACTCACTTACAGGTAGTGGTATAACAATTGACTCGTATCAAGATAGAATACGAATTTTTGAACAAGGTGGAAATGCAAGAGGTGCATACTTAAATGTAGTATCGCAATCCAATTCGGTTGGTAGTTTAATTGTAACTTCACCAAACCTTTTCTCAATGCGAACAATAACATCAGCTTCATACGCAGCATTGACCCCTGTGAGTGGAACTCTTTATATAATAATAGGATAAGTTATGCCAGTATTTGGAGATGCAACTAATATACGATTTAATGGAAATACTGCAACAATAGCATATTTGAATAATAATATTGTATGGCAACCAACCAATTATAATGCGGGGTTATATAAAACAACTTATGCAGGATATCATAATGAAACCCCATCATTTTTTGCAACGGCAACACCAACTACTTATGGAGCAAATCCGGCAACTTCTGTACAAACTACTACTATTAGTGAACCAAGTTCGGATGATGGTTCTAATTTTAGTGTACAGTGGTTAGGATATTTTAAACCAACAACAACAGAAACATATACACTTTATATATCAAGTGATGATGGTTCGTATTTATGGATTGGAGCAAATGCATTATCGGGATTTACTACTGCTAATGCTAATATAAATAATGGTGGAGCACATGGTAATACGGAACGAAGTGCCACAGTTTCATTAACAGCAGGAACTTATTATCCAATTAGAATGCAATTTGGTGAAATAGGTGGTGGTGATGTGTTTAGTTTCAACTACCAAACTCCAACTATACCAAAAACAACAAATGTAACAGGTTTAGTTTTTTACAATCCTACAACAAACGGATTTTAATTAAATAAATAATATAATGCCAATAGAATTTAGTATAATATCACCACCTACAGAAATTGTAACGAGATAAACTGATGACACAAACCCGATTACCTGGACAATTAATTCGTAGTGGAAGTATTCCAGCTACCGCATTAGGTGGTGGGGTAATTTCTGCGTCCGCACAACTTGCGACTTCGTTACCCGTGGGTACGGTATCGAGTTCTGGTCAAGTTGATATTACTGCAACTACGGGGTATTCAACATTTAGCTCATCCTTAGCCACTGTAGATGCGACACAACAAGTATCACTTACTGCATTAAATACAGCAACGAGTTCGTACGCAATTAATTCTACAATTCAAGGACAACTTGCGGGTGTGGTGTCATCATCTACCCAAGTTGCACCATTCTTACCAGTGGGCACGGTATCCAGTTCTGGACAATTTCCAGGATGGATAACCGCATCAAGTCAGATTGATTATAATACTATTACGAATAAATTATCTGATGTTGTTAGTAGTTCTGCACAATTTAATGCGTTAACTGGTACCTCGGCATCATTTGCACTGACTGCTTCGTATGTAGCATCTGCCGGAGGAGCAGCAGCGGGAACAATTTCGTCATCAACACAATTTAATAGTTTAACAGATCCATTCACGGGTTCGTTTACAGGGTCGTTTACCGGAACTGGGGTCATAACGAACGCAGAATTACTATTTTACGGAAATTTATAATTCTATATTGATATGTATATAGGAAATAACTACTAGAGGATTATTATGCCAGATGGAAGATTAGCTAGTGTTGCGGTCACCGCATCCAACACATGGACACAAATCTACACAGTTCCTGCGGGGAAAACTGCGGTTGCTAATATTAATGTGGTTAACACCACTACCGCGGTACCATCAACCGCACGAATTAGTGTAATTGCAACATCAGGATCATATGCAGGCGTGAGTGGTAGTCTTATTGGTGGTACTACCTCGTCAACGGTTGGATTTACACTACAAGAAGTATTTGATATTAATGCAAATATTGAAACAATGGTAATGACCAATTTATCTGGGTCATCTCTGGCAATAGTAACACAATCGTATACATTAGCTCAATATGATTATAATTATACTAGCCACGGGGAGCGACTGGAAAGTAGTAGTTTCCGTGAAGTTATTGTTCCTGTAAGTGGTACCATTTTTCCATTTATGCCCGTTGCCCCAATCTCCACATCTCGAAAAGAACATGTCGCAATCGGTGTTCGTGGTATGGTATTTAACACGGTATATCCACGATTAAGTCAATCGTTGGCACGAGATTATTGGTATTGGCAATTCCAAGAACCTACATCACAACCATTACCTGCTAATATTTCTGGTTCATATCGCCGTATTAAATATATTGATGGTATCCATTTTATTTTAACCAACAGCGGTAGTTATGCGGTTCGTGATTCTGATTGGCAATCGTTTACATTGGCAAGTGGTGATTTCTTAGATGTGGATTATAATCCCACATCCAGTATCTATGCATTTGTTGCTGTATCCGCATCGTTAAGTACTGTATTTACGTCATCAAACGCTACAGCATCATTAACCACCCCCGCATTCAGTCAACCCTCTGCGTCAGGTGTATTTTATACAATTGATTGGGTACCGCCGGTATTAAACAGTTGGTACATTGGATCAACACATGGTGTGTTATCGTCATCTAATTTAACCACATGGGGATCTGCAAGTATATCAGGTGCAGGGAACATTGTTAATAGTACCAATGGTAACTTTTTATTAACATATCTACCTACCCGAGATATTAATCTGTACGCGCCCGCAAATACGGCAAGTGCTAATGTGTTCTCATATTTAACAGGATCGCAATGGATTACCGTACAACCCAGTGGTGCAAACGCACGAATAACTGATGCGGTCGAATATAATAATACATTTACCTTGGTAGCAGGTTCTCAAATTTATTTCGTGAACCCCAGTACACTCGCAACAGAAGTAGTAACTACGGGACCATTAATCGCGGTGGTGCCGGCAATTCAAACAAATGCTGGAAATATCACATTAACAAAAACTCCTGTATCGGCCAGTTCACCGGTATCGCAATCAATTATTATTCGTAGCCCTAGCACAAGTAATCTAGTTACCGCAACGAATCCACCATTTGCTACACAAATTACTTTACCTGTTGCAACTACCTCAAACATAGCTAAAATATCTGCACGACCGTTTGCGTATAGTTCCAGTGCCGGCACCGCCCCGCCAACCACGTTAACAACTAGTCCAGGTAACGTTACAGGTGTAATTCACGAAGGGATGATTGTAGCAACGAGTATGCCACGAGTAAGAAAAATACACGGATTAATTAAAGTGAATGGATTCCCGGGTGGTAATGTAAATCCGTCAGGTTCGGTAGTGGCTATCGGTAGACAAAATAAAATGTTTGACATTTTAAGTAATACCCCGTATACATATGTGACCGCCAGTATTGGAACTGGTAACGCGACCCCGACCACATATAGTGGGGATTTGGATGTAACACCGTTTACTGCATATGCAAATGGTAATTATACGAATGCTATTAATCCAGAAGGATCTGCATTATTTTTTATGAACAAAGGTCCACTCGGTGGCACCAACGTGGTCGCCGGCGGACCGGTCGCACGAACACCATTTATAAAGAGTACAATGGGTGGACCACAAAGTATCGACGAGCATACACATATTATTCGATATGTACAAATGCCGTATTTTAATTACACCAATCCAACATCCGCAAGTAGACATGTTAGTATGGTAGTTATACCCAAAGCTACCTATTCATCGTCCGCATTTTTGTCCACATTTACGAGTGGGGGATTGGGGGTAGTAACTTCCAGTGTACTAATACCCGCGCGCAGCATGCTCGTCGCCGGTCATAACCCATACCCCATGTTATTAACAACCCCGTCGCAAAGTAGTGGAAAATATTTCTTACATTCTGTATCCACCGCGAGTGGTGCACCAAAAGATACCATATTTGATTATTTACCATTTAACGCTAGTAGTCCGTGGATGGATGGTAGTAACGCTAAATTTTCTGTATATTGGTCCGCGTCGATCGGTGGTAACGGTGATCGTCCGTTGGATGATGTATTTGTTACATTACATAATAATGATTTTGTAGTGGGTCGAACACTTAATCGAGCATATGCACGAGATGATCAAGCATCATCAATACAAACATTTAATATAATCAGTAGAATATCAGCGTCGGCAAACACACCATATAATATCCTACCATTTGCTCTGGGTGTGCCGTTCGTGGGCGCGGGCCTCGCGTACGCAGCAGAATCCGCGTCGGGATTGTTGCCATTGTTGGTATCCACCAATTTAACAGGATCTGCACAAGTTAGATTATTACGACAACATAATTTTCCTGATATAGATTATGCTACTCTGAGTGATTTTTTTGGATATCCGGCGAATGTAAATGGAACATTTACTAGTTCTATTATTGTGCAATTTTTTGATGCTCCGTGGCGAGCAGTGGCAAGCGGCAGTGATGTCACCGCAAATCTAATTGTCAGTGGAGGAACTGCTAATCCTGTGAATTTCCTATATTCTCGTGGATCCTCTAATGTATTGGGGATTCGTGGAGCAGTTATACCATCTACTACCAACTTTTGGTCCCGTCTTGGAGGACAGGCCGCCGCCAGTCCAGCAGTATCGCGAACAGGATCAGCACATTTTAGTGCATCGAATCTTGCCTTAACAAGTTATTTTCCAACCGCATCAGCAGAATATATTGTTGGAAATACCAAATTGCTTGGCATTGCTCGTGGATTCTATGAAGTATCGGGTAGCACGGGTGTTATTATTTTCGCAGAATCAGGATCGGGTCGTGTCTCCGTATCCACTGATACAGGATATAATTGGACCGTTGCAAACACAGGACTCCCAACAGAAATTTCTACTTATGTTAAATTAAGTGACTTAACATATAGATTCTTTGATCAAAATATGAGTGCAAGTTATACGGCAAATTTACAAAACTTTACCGTACTCCCCGATTATAATCGTATAGCATTTGGTAATTTAGAAAAATGGAATGTGGTGAATTTTGTTAGCAGTTCTGTAGTTACATCACTCCACTCCTATATCGCATCCGATAACGGAAAAGTATATCGTATTATTCCATCGGGAGCAATCACCCCAGTAACGGCATCAAGTGGACCACCACAAAGTGAATATTTGGAATTTGGAACGGTATTAACTACGAGTGGTAGTATTTTAAGTCGTAAGGGTGAAGTCTTGGGTGCGGGTATTAGTTTACAAATTTCCGCATCAACCCCAGTATCAATCAACATCACTGGATTTGAAAAGAGTAATTAATTATGAGTCGATATCTAAGTCCCTCAAATGAACCGAATGAACAAATTATGAACACATTGTCTCGCATCGAGGGTGCGTTAATAGATTTATATGTTATGGTGCAAGATGTACAAACAAAAAATGATCAATTAGAAATACAAGTAAGTACATTGATTGCCAATACAACACCACCTACCGAAATACCACCGGTTACAGACAACATAGTAGATACAGAAACGGAATCGGGAAATATAACTAATTCCGAACCACCAATAGAAGGATAATACATGGCAACGACGAAATTAACGAATGCAGTATCTAGTTCTGGTCAAATCAATTAAAATACTGATAGTAAATAAAAATACATAAAAGACACCTGTTTTAATGGTGTCTTTTTTGTTTCTTCCCATAAAAATTGATATTTATATAGGGATTCTACACTTCATTTGAGTAAACTATGAGTATACTAAAAGTTAATGATATTCGCCGCGCTACTACTGGTAGTGCTACCCTAGTATTCAATGATCCTGTAACGATTACCTCAGGAACCATCTCAGCAAGTGTATTAATTGGTAGTTTACCCGGAGGAGTTACATTCGGTGATGGAACGATTGGAAAAGAAAAATTAACCAATGATGCACGAGATTTCGTAAATATTCTTAATAAACCAGTAGGATTGGTAACTAGTTCTGCTCAAGTGGCCGCGGCAATATCGGGTACATTTATTACACCCGCGGGAGTAACCGCATCATCAACTATTTTTACATCGGGATCGTTTAGTGGAAGTGGTGCAGGATTAAGTAGTATTCCAAACGCGGCGTTAACGAATAACACTATTACTATTAACGGAACTTCTGTAGCCTTGGGTGCTAGTAGAACTCTAACTACGGCAGATATTTCTGAAAGTGGTAATTTATATTACACCGACACTCGTGTAAAAGCCAAGTTGAGTGCAGAAGCGGTGGTGAGTTCGTCTGGACAAATTAATTATCAATCGGTCACTGGACAACCTTCGGTCAATACACTCGGTACGGATGGAAACAAAACATTTACAATTACCGCCGGTATATTCATTACAGGATCCACGGGAATTGACGTATCCACCGACGCACCCAATGCAAAAATAACATTGAAAACTGTTGGGGGAACCGTATCATCGTCCGCACAAGTTGTAGCAAATCTTCCAGCAAATACGGTATCATCGTCAACCCAAGTAAAAGTATTTTTGCCTGATGGAACAGTAAGTAGCTCTATGCAATTGTCGGCAAGCAGTGTGCCCGCGGGAACAGTATCATCATCAACACAAGTGGTGCAATCGTTACCTATTGGAACGGTGTCCTCGTCCGCACAACAACCAGGATGGGTCACCGCATCAAGTCAAATTGATGTTCGTAATACTATCGGTATTACAACAATAGCAACCACAGGGTCCAATACATTTGTTGGTAATCAAATTATGTCAGGATCCGTTACCGTTACGGGTAATTTAAATATATTAGGTTCATCGTCTATTGTTTATACTAGCGCATCGGAATTAATTGTTGGTGATAATAAAATAATAGTCAACTCCACCGATTTATTACGATTTGCGGGGTTACAAATTATTGATTCTGGTTCGATATCACCGACGACTGCATCACTTTATTGGGATGGGTTAAATCACAAATTTATATATGAAAATTTAAGTGGTTCCGATTATAATAGTGCAATATTGTTGGCGGGACCAAAAAATACAGGAGCACTCGGCAACGAACCAGTACTAACAACAGGTCGTATTCCTGTTGCAACTGGGGACGATCACTTAGATAATAGAACACCCTCTAGTTCAATTCGTGTAGATTTTACTACATTACGAACAGACATTGAAGCAGGATTATATATCACGGGGTCAACGACCTCATCGGGACATATTGTTCCAGCGATAACTGATATTTATGATCTTGGTTCACCAACATTAAAGTTTAGAAGTTTATATCTGTCCGCGTCAACGTTGTATCTGGGTACATTGGCATTAAGCGATGTTGGTGGCGCGTTATCGATAAGCCCATCAGGTTCACCGGCGGTAAGCTCACCTATCTCCGGTGCATTTACGGGTTCATTCAGAGGTAACGGTAGTCAATTAACAAATATCTCAAGCACTGCATTACCTGCTGGAATTATTTCATCGTCGGCACAATTACCAGCAGGAACCATATCAAGTTCTGGTCAGGTCACGGCATCATCAACAACAGGATTTACTAGTGGTGTTGAACAAATATTAAAAGATAATACTGTTCATTCTGGTAGTTTCTTGGGTACTGCAACCACGAATAACTTGTCGGAAGGATTTACAAACTTATATTACACTGATGCAAGAGTTAAAACAAAATTAAGTGCAGAAGAAGTACATTCTGGAAGTTCGTTGGGTACGGCAACCACCACTAATTTAATAGAAGGTACAAATTTATATTTTACCAATCCACGAGTAATATCAGCACTACCGATAAATACAGTATCGAGTTCAAATCAGATAATAAATTTCTTACCGATAGGAACAGTATCCAGTTCAAATCAAGTAGATTTAGGGAACGCGTTCGGTACTGCATCACGAGCATTAACGGCAAGTTATGCACTAGTTGTATCTGGTACATTGGCAACAAATACCGATGGTTTACCCGAGGGTATAACAAACTTATACTATACCGATGCACGAGTTAAGACTAAGTTAAACGCAGATAATGTACATTCAGGAAGTTTCTTGGGTACAGCAACCACAACAAATCTAACCGAAGGAACGAATCTTTACTTCACAAATCTTCGTGTAGTCAACGCATTACCAGCGGACACTGTATCTAGTTCTACCCAAGTCAAGACATTCTTGCCTGGTGAAACGGTATCCAGTTCAGCTCAAGCAGTAGCGGCAATATCGGGACAATATATTGTTCCTTCGGGTTCAAACTTCCAAGGAATTGTTTCTGGTAGTGGAACAGCATATCGATTGATAGTTCCTGTAGGAACCAATTTATACGCAACTTAATAAGAGGTTATACTAACATGGGATTAAAAGAACAATTAAACGCGGGTTCTACGGGACTCAAGCGAGATACGGTAGTACTAACTTTATCAGGAAGTAAACCACAATATACAGGATCGTTTGATGTGGGAAGTACATTTGTATTATTAGAAGCACAAACAACAACACCGTGTCGAGTTCGATTATATGGAAATCAATACAGTAGAAATGAACCAACCGAATTAATACGACCATTTGTATCATATAGTGTTATGGGGCAGGATATTGCATTAATATCTGATATTTCTTTGGACAATACAAATGTATTTCATTTAAATCCAGCATTATTCGGGGCAAACCTTGACAACCCAGTAAGTTCTAGTATATATTATACCGTTGACACAGGGAGTGCTACACCGTTTACTGGCATAAATTCGATTAATTTTGTTAGATTTATTGTAGAAGATCCATTAATATCAAATTTACCTGGTATTACAACACGACAAACATTTTTAATATCAGGATCATTGGCAAGTGGATCTAGTATAACTGGAAGTATTCCTACACCACGAACATATCTATTATTACAAGTTACACCGAATACAAGTCCGATACGATTGCGTTTATACGCGAGTCAAAGTTATAGAGATATACTAACAGAATATTCACGGTCATTTGACACAGAACCGTCATCATCATCGGGAATACTCGCAGATTTATATTTGGATGTTACATCTACTGCATCGTTATCCCCTATTATTGTGGGAAGAAATGCAAATGATTTATTAGGAAACACAACTGCAGTACCAATTACTTATTATACACTAACGAATGGATCAGTAGCATCCGATGTTAGTGCATCACTGTACACATTTTCATTGGAAGATTAAGAGGTTTTATGAGCGCTGAATTATTTTTAGATTTAAAAAAAACAATTGATGAAGCAACTGATCCTGTATTGGCTATTATATTGGCAGACGGATGCGAACAGTATAAAGGAATGTTTTTAACTGATTTAGAAGAAAAAATTCAAAATCAAGCAAATCCTGTACATGTGCATACTATCTGTTATAGTGAAGATAATATGGTGTTCCCACGACCACTAACACAAGCTGTGTATTATTTCGCACCAAAAAATTACACACCGTTATTTTGGCGTCACGCAAATCGTGCAATGAATGTAGAAATTGATATTGCAGTAGCCACAAAAATGACGCACGGACAGGAATATTTGGACGCAGCGTATGACCCATCTGTTAAGCAACAATACGAAGCAACGGAAAACATGATTAAAAATGAAGACACATCAAATTTCCCGTCGTTGTTTCAGCAAGCACGTAATTTTGCAAAAGAAATGTGGCATTCGGGAAAAAACGCCGCATCAGGATTACCCGTGTTGTTGGACGCAGATGCTTCGTTTAACCGATTTAAAATTTGTCAATCGTGTGAATTTTTAAAAACCGAACAGTTTCGTTGTGAAAAATGTGGATGTTTTATGAAAACAAAAACACAATTGGCATCAGCGTCATGTCCGATTGGAAAATGGGCAGCGGCATCGTAAAAATAAAATTTAAAGAAATATATATAACATATGGCTAAATATTTTCCATTTCGTACCGTAACCGCATCATTAGCATTAACAGCGTCAGCTGCTCCATCCGCGTCCTATGCGATTTATGGAGCTACGGCGTCATTTACATTGACGGGTGGGGGACCATCGGGGTTAACAGGGGCAACGGGAATTATTAGCGGAAGTACAGGTATTTCAGGCCCAACAGGAGTGGGTCCAACAGGTCCACGAGGAACAACGGGACCAACAGGACCAACGGGTATACTTGGTGTAACAGGACCAATAGGATCAACGGGGCCAACGGGGGTACCGGGCCCCACTGGTCCTGGAATTACCGGATTATCAGGCCCAACAGGTCCAACGGGACCAACGGGGCCAACAGGAATAACAGGATCTACAGGAATTGTTGGTGCAACTGGTGCAACTGGTCCTACGGGGGCAACGGGTATAACGGGACCAACAGGACCAACAGGATCCGTGGGCCCAACCGGACCACAAGGAGCAACGGGACCGCAAGGATCAACAGGTGTTTCGGTCACGGGACCAACAGGTCCAACTGGACCAATCGGACCAAGTGGTCCGTCAGGACCAATCGGAATATCGGGAGTAATAGGAATCACAGGACCAACAGGACCATCGGGAATAAAAGGTACAGCGTTTACAGGTCCTACGGGGGCAACTGGTCCCTCAGGATCAACAGGCCCAACAGGACCAACAGGTGTGGCATAACATTTATTAGGGTATAGATATGGTTTTTGGATTCTTTCCATTTGGTACGCCAACTACAAGTTCATTTGCAGAGAAACTTAGTACGGGAACTGTTGTTACAGCATCCGTTATAACAAACACTTCGGCGTTTGTTACCGCATCGTATGCACTCGGAGGTCCATCGGGTTCAATTGGACCTACAGGATTACAAGGTGCAACGGGTGCAACGGGACCAACAGGACCAACAGGTATATCGGGGTCTGTGGGTATACAAGGTATTGATGGTGTATTAGGAAGTACCGCAACTGGTGTTACCGGACCAACGGGGCCTGTTGGGTCCACAGGACCTACGGGACCACTTGGGTATTCTGGATCAACGGGAGTGATCGGCATCACGGGAGTTACAGGATCTACAGGTCCCCAAGGAGCAACTGGTCCAACTGGTGCAACAGGTCCAACAGGACCAATTGGATTAATTGGAATACAAGGTATAACAGGTGTCGTAGGAATTACAGGCCCCAGTGGAAGTTTGGGACCAACCGGACCACAAGGAGCGATAGGACCAACAGGTGTGGGACCGACAGGATCTACTGGACCGATTGGACCGTCCGGAATAACAGGATCAACAGGAGTACGAGGATCAACAGGACCAACAGGAGCAAGTGGGCCATCGGGGTCTGCCGGACCAAATACATTTGGTACGGTTGGAATAACTGGTCCGTCTGGTGTTACGGGGAGTGGTGGACCAATTGGTGCACAAGGTGCACAAGGTAGAACGGTATATTATGTAACAGGTGTTTGTGCCGCGGTACATACCAATGCTACTACTGCGCATTCGGATATAAGTCCAAGCCATTCCGATTCAGCCGCCGGTCATACAAACAGTATAGCACATAACAACGCAACCACACCGCATAGTGATGACACATCGGGAGCAAGTCACTCCGACATAAACACACCACATAGTGATGTCGCCACACCAGCAAGTCACGCCGACGCAACCACAGCACATAGTGATGGATATTCATTCGGAAGTCATGCCAATATAGTCACACCACATAGTGATGGTAACACCCCGGAAAGTCACGCTAACGCAACCACGGCACATAGTGATGGCGCCACACCAGCAAGTCATAGTGATTCAGCCGCCAGTCATAGTAATGCGACCACATCACATAGTGATGCATATGAATTTCATGGAGATGTTCCAGGATCGCATCAAGATGGAACATCTAACCATTCCGATACTTATGATTCAATTGCGCCAAGTCATACAAATACATCACCCTCACACGCTGATAGTGTAACCCCGCATACAAATAGTACTTCAACACATTCCAATGTAGCAGCAACACATAACAACGCAACTACAGCGCATAGTGATGGAAGTACACCACTAAGTCATAGTGATGCCGCGGCGAGTCATAGTAATGCGACCACACCAGCAAGTCATAGTGATATCGGTGCAACTCATAGTGATGGCGGTACACCACCAAGTCATAGTGATGCCGCGGAGAGTCATAGTAATGCTACCACACCAGCAAGTCATAGTGATTCAGCCGCCAGTCATAGTAATGCGACCACACCAGCAAGTCATAGTGATACCGGTGCAAGTCATAGTAATGCGACCCCGCATAGTGATGGATATTCAGTTCACGTGGATGGCACAACACCACATACAGATGTAGCAGCTTCACACTCTAATAGTACAACATAACTATGCCACGATATTTTCCGTTAGGTACACCGACGACAGCAAGTATAGCACGTGCCGCAAAGTATGCGCTTACCGCAAGTATTGCAATTAATGCTAATGTACTAACCGCATCATTTGCGTCGGGAGCAACAGGACCAATTGGTAGTATTGGACCAACAGGTCCACAAGGAATACTTGGTGTAGCAACATCGGGGTCTACAGGACCCACAGGACCAACTGGTGCAACAGGTCCAACTGGAGTAGGTTCAACTGGTCCTACGGGAATTATCGGTATAACAGGTATTACGGGAATAACAGGGCCAACAGGATCTACAGGTCCAACTGGTGCATCGGGACCAACTGGTGCAACAGGAGTTATTGGACTAACAGGAGTTACTGGACCGGTGGGGATTGCCTCGTTGGTATCGGGAAGTACTGGTGTGCAAGGAGTTTCGGGGCCAACAGGTCCAACAGGTCCACAAGGAGCAACGGGATTGGTAGCTGGTGTCGATGGCCCTACAGGAGCAACAGGATTAACGAATGTTGTAGGACCAACGGGACCACAAGGACTAATTGGACCACAAACCACAGGTGGAACAGGTCCAACAGGACCACAAGGAGCAACAGGACCAGTAGGACCAACGGGGCCAACGGCAGATTCCCCTGCATCTGGATCTGCTGGTGTGAGTGGAAGTAGTGGTGTGCAAGGACCATCTGGTTCACTGGGTCTACGTGGGGTGGATGCGGGATGCCCACCAGGTACAGTTACCTGTATCAGTTTAACCCCCACAAACACATCGATCTACGGGTTGGTATGTGCAACATTACCAACAGGTTGTGGTGGTTCTTTTAACTGTCCCCCTACAATCTAAATATGTATACAAGTGAATTGATTATATTGGAGTAAAACATGGCAAAGGCACCAGGTAGTATATGGGTTAGTGGAACAGAATTTCATTTTATAGATAATACCAATGTAGAATACTACTATATTGGTACATCGGCAGGTACTCCCGCCGGTGCAAAACTTGGTTCTGTGTGGGTTGATGGAAATGACTTTCATTATATTGACGCTACGGGAACGGACAGATACATTGCGAGTACAGATTTGGGCGCTGTGGGTGGTGCAAAACCAGGATCAGTGTGGTCGGAAAGTACCTTTTGGCATTGGATTTCCACCACGACGAATAAACGTCGAGGCCATACGGATGTGGCATCAAGTCACACCGATGTAACCACCCCGGCAAGTCATTCTGATATTGTGGCAAGTCACACGAATGCAACAACAGCAGCAAGCCACGGTAATACCGTTTCAAGTCACACAAATGCAACCACTGCACATAGTGATGGCACCACACCGGCAAGTCATTCTGATAGTTATGCACCTCACAGTGACAGCAGCGCCGGCGGAAGTCATAGTGACTTCACCGACACGCCCACGCATAGTGATGGCACCACGCCACATGGTAATACACCATTTCCTCACACTGATGTGCCAGCAAGCCACGCGAACACGGTTAACCCTGGAGCCCATGGTGATGCGACCACGCCGGTCACCCACTCCAATGTAACTGCAACGCACACGAATGACACCACACCACTAAGTCATAGTGATATCGTGGGAAGTCACACGAATGTAACCACCCCACATAGTGACGGAACTACCACCGCAAGTCACAGCAATGCAACCACACCACACAGTGACGGTACCACCTCCGCAAGTCATAGTGATGCAACCACTCCACATAGTGATCAACCTGTGTTAGTTGGGGCTTGACAAATTAGTGTTGAATGAGTATATTACATTTTGATTTATTAAACGAGGTTTTATTTACATGACAATTGAATTGGAACCAGTAGGAGTAGTATGTAATTTAAGTTGTCCATATTGTTATGAACATCCCATGCGTGATGCTGGAAACTTTCGACATAAGACATATTCAGTTGAAAAAATGTTAGCCGGATTGGAAAAGGAAGGCGGACCGTTTATATTATTTGGTGGTGAACCATTATTAACTGATATCGATGACTTAGAAACTATTTTTAAATGGGGATTTGAAAAATACGGGGCAAATGGTATTCAGACCAATGGAACTCTAATTACTGATCGTCATATAGAAATGTTTAAAAACTACAAAGTACATGTAGGTATATCGGTTGATGGTCCTGATGATATGAATGACACTAGATGGGCTGGTTCATTAGAGAAAACTCGTGAACTGACCAAAAAATCCATGACAGCTATTAAGCGTCTATTGGATGAAAAAATTTCCATGGGTTTGATTATTACTATTCATAAAAAGAATGGTTTACCAAAATATCGTGAACGATTTAGAAATTGGATTCACGAACTACGGTCGTGGGGAGTTGACGGTGCACGATTACATCCATTGGAAATTGATCATAATGCAGTGGGAGAAACGCTGGCATTAACACCAGAACAAAATGTAGAATTTCTATTGGACATGTGGGAATTTGAATTAACGGAATTAAAGGGACGATTTACTTTTGATTTGTTCCGTGACATCGATGGTATGATGAAGATTAATGATGATTCCGCAACATGTACATTTCGCCCATGTGATCCGTACACTACACATGCCGTGCAAGGAATTGATTCGCAAGGGAATCAATCGAATTGTGGTCGAGGTAATAAAGACGGTATTAATTGGATCAAAGCACAATACGATGGATACGAACGACAATTAGCGTTATACCACACGCCAGAAGAACATGGTGGATGTCAAGGCTGTAGATTTTTCCTTATGTGTAAGGGGCATTGTCCTGGTACTGGAATCGACATGGATTGGAGAAATAAAACTGATACTTGTTTAAATTGGAAAACATTATTTAGCATGTATGAAAAATTGATGTTGAAAAAAGGTCAACAACCCTTTTCACTCCATCCAAATTTAAAGAAATATGAAGAAGTTATGCTACATGGATTTAGTAAAGGAGTCGAATTACGACTCACGCAAATTACCAAACACTTGGAAGGTAAATTTGATATAGAACGATACATAACAAATCAGTTAAATAGAATGAAACTCGGAGATGTAGTTCCCCACGCCGACCATACAGATGCAACTGGTAAATACAGACAAGAATTTTTTGAAAAATTTGGTTTAGAACTATAACAACACGAGGATATATAATATGCAAACTGGATTACATGCCGACCACGTAGATACAAGTGGTGCCTATTCGCAACGATTTAAAGTAATAAACGATTTGTGGGAAAGTGGAGTGTTGTTAGAACTACCAGAAGAATTTCGAGCACCACACGAAATACCAGTGCAAGAAATTCCATCACGCGGGGAGCATCCAAAATTTAAGTTTACCGATGAATACGGTAATCAACACGCAGATCATGTGGATGAAACTGGAGAATATCGTCGTGCATGGGAAGCACAGTTTGGTTCACTAGATAACAATAATACCGTACCAGAAACTTCAGCAAATTTAGAATGGAAATCATTTTTACAACAACTAATTACTGAAGAAAAAAGTAAACTCAACATTTGATATTCAACAAATAGGCTATGCAAAGACTAAATACAGTATTACCAGACTGGACACGGGTGCAGTGGACCAGTATTGAAAATAAAAATAAATACGAACCCATATTATCTTCAATATCTTCGGCGTGGAAACATATTGAACGAATGTCTGTTGTTCACGATATACGACCAAGTACATTAGACATTATTAATTCGGATGAACTAAGTACATTGGTTGAAGAATATAAACAATATGGTGTTATGATTGTACCGTTGGCAAAGGAAGGTATGTCAACTACATATTCATCTACATCACAATCATATCAACCAGGCAAACCCTATCGACTTCGTGTTGTTTTTACCAAGTCGGAAGAATTGGCAAAGGAATGGTATGATGTATGGAATACCACTCCTTTGAATAACCGTAGAGTTGGTGCATTGTTAGGGTATCCACCGTGTTGTATAGATTTTTACACGAAGTATTGGGTGGATCAGAAATTTGTAGACACTTCGTGGGTCATGGCAGCTGATAAATTACAATTAGCAAACGACGATAAAATTATCCATATTAAGGAAGACACACCACCTGAATGTAATATTTTGTGGAGATGGCAGGGTGTACGATTAGTATCACATTTACCATGTTCGTTTAATTGTACTCACACACAAGATATTGGTGTGAAAATGGCAGAGTTGGGTCGTCAATTAGGATATACTGAACAAGTAGATTGGATCTATGAACTACTGTCATGGCAAGTTGAATGGTCAGCATTACATGGAATTGCGGAAATTAAAACTCCTATCAATAAAATTTCATCCCGAACGGATATGACACCGTGGAAATACACGGTGCAAAAACATAGCCATGGATATCCAGAAGATGGAATGTCGGGTACAATGTATCCTTGGTCGGATGAGAAAATTAAAATTAAACCGATTACTACGACCAAATCATTTTTTAAGTCATTGGAAGATACGTCGGTGTGGGAAGAAAATGGTTTCCGATTTAAGGAAGCAATGGATCATTTCCATGAAGTTATTACCGATGCAATTGGTGATATGAAGTATATCCCTGCGGGAAATGTACTTGATTTGGGATGTGGTAATGGTGTGTTACTTGGTCGCGTGATTGGTGATAAAACGGAGTTGATTCCACATGGTGTGGAAATGGATCGTCAACGATGTATGTCCGCGGCAACGATAATACATTGGGGATATTTCACAATGGGTGATATATTTGATTTGAATACATGGAAAGAAGATTATTATAGTGTAGTACTATTAATGCCAGGCCGTTTGTTGGAAACATCGAAAGAAAAAGCAGATGCGTTCCGTAAACAGTTATATGAAAAAACAGATCTACTACTTATTAATCTAACGTGTGATTGGACTGTAAAATATAAAACCATTGATAATATGATGGTCTTAACGGGGTTGGATACAGAATGGGAACCCGCAGGCACTGTAGTACATCGCAACGATGATATAGCACAATTATTTAAAAGGAAGGTATAACATGGAAACGATTCCAGTACCATTGGCAGTGAAATTATTAATTGAATCGCATAAAGAAAGAATGGAACATTCATTAAAAAATATTACCGATTCAAATTTAGAATTAATGCAAATGTTAAATTTGTTACCATCGGATGGATGGAGATTGGATTTGGATAATTTACGATATGTTCGTATACAAACTACAAAACCAGATGAACTTACATCCGACGAGTGAAAATGTAATTTTTACTTGGGGACGATTTAAAGGACACTCCTTGGCACATGCGGCAAGGAGTGTTCCTTCATATCTGGAGTGGATGTCTGGGCAAGAAGGACTACCAGAGGTGTGGCGAATTGCTGCGGCAAAAACACTATTGGGTGAGGATATTGGTGACCTAGATTTACCACGAACCAACGCACCTAATTTGTCCTATAAAAATTTACCAGAAACTAATTCTAATACAGTCGAAGTCATTTTAGTTGATAAAAAGACGGCGGCTGTTATCATGCCCTATAACAAAACTTTACTGGCACGATTTAAATATGAAATTGATGGTAGAAAATGGAACAATGACGAAAAACATTGGGAGTTTCCAATTGTACACTTACCCAAGTTTTTCACGGTGTTTCCTGACGCAAAATGTAAATCCGATATATTACAAAAATTGGAGGAGTTAAAAACTCGTCGTCACGATTTAGATGAAATACGAAAACAAGAAGATGATACGGAGTTTAAAATACCCGGACTAAAATTACCCTTATATAATTATCAAACTATTGGGGTGAAGTTTATTGATAAAGCAGGTGGTCGATGTCTTATCGCCGATGCGCCTGGTCTTGGTAAGACGGCGCAAGCAATTGGATATGCTCAATTACACAATTTAAAAACACTAATTGTTTGCCCATTATCCGTGGTAATTAATTGGCAACGAGAAATTAAAAAATTTACTGGAAAAGATAGTACGATATGGGATAGTAAAACTTACGATGGAAACTTAAAAAATAACTTTCACATAACCCATTACGATGCCGTAGCTAAGAATAACCATTGGCTGCGTGATCAAAAGTTTGATTTGTTAGTGTGTGATGAAGCAACCTATCTTAAGAATCGTCAAACTATTCGGGCAAAAAGTATCTTGGGTTCGTATAAAGAACGCCGAAAGTATCCTGGGGTTAAGACCAAATACAGTATCTTCTTAACAGGTACTCCTGTTATGTCTCGTCCCATTGAAGCGTTTAGTTTGTTAAACTTCTTGGATAAAGAACGATTTAATAATTTTTACCACTTCGTAGAACGATACGGTGGGTGGAAAGGTGACGCACCAAGAAATCTTCAAGACCTGCATGATCGTACCAAAGATTTGGTCATTCGTCGTAAGAAAAGTGAAGTACTAACAGAATTACCTAATAAACAACGAAATGATTTATATGTAGAATTGACCAAGGACGAACAAAAACAATATCATAAACTATTACAAGATATTTTTGGTCGTTGGAAATTGGAAGGTAGACCGTCAGTTACACATATGCCAAAATTACAAGCATTTTTAATTGAAAAGAAATTACCTCGTTTAATAGAAATGATTGATGAATTTTTGGATAATGATCGTCCAATTCTTATCTTTAGTTGTTATTTAAATCCGTTAAAATTATTACTAGAACACTACGGAAACAAAGCAGCAATATTAACGGGTGAAATGAACAGAAATGCTCGTCAAGAAACTATTGACAAATTAACGAATGGTCAAGCTAAAATTGGACTATTTAGTTTACGAGCGGCTGGTATGGGTATTGATGGATTACAAAAGGTTATTGATACCGTTGTATTTTTGGACATGGATTTCGTTCCAGCAAACCATGAACAGGCCGAGGATCGTACACACCGAATAGGACAAACCAACCAAGTTCAAGCATATTATATGATTTGTCCAAATACAATAGACGAATATATGCGAGACATTCTCAAAGAAAAACAACAGGTGGCGGACCTTATTGTGGACGGAGCATTGATTACACCTGAAAGTAATAAGTCATTTTTTAAAGAATTCATAGGTAGAATGAAAACTTTCGGGCTATTAGAACTTGAGGAAATACCCAGTGAATAGGTTGGATTCCTACTATTTATATTAAAGGAGAAATATATGAATAGTGGAATATATAAAATTACCTGTGAAATCACTAATAAGTTTTATATTGGATCTAGTCAAGAATTAAACCGTAGAAAAGTATATCACTTTAATCGGTTACGGGCAAATAAACACCCAAATCCACACATGCAAAATTCTTATAATTTGTACGGAGAGCAATCTTTTGAGTACGAAGTAATTAAGTATTGTGATGTTGTGGAATTATTAAAAGAAGAGCAACTGATATTGGACAAATATATTAATACTGGTGTTTTATTCAATGTAGCGTTGATAGCAGGTGCTAGTTTTAGAAATAGGCGACATAAAAAAGAAACTATTGAAAAAATGAAAAAATCCGCCGGTAGAGCATGGGAAGGGAAGAATCTATCCAATGAACACAAAACTAAAATAGCAGAAAAACGAATTCAATTTACTAGAGAAAAAGGACTAAGAAAATTAACAGATAATCAAGTTAAAGAAATTAGAAAATTGAAAGAATCCGGAGTTGGTGATCGAACTATTGCAAAAATGTTCAATGTCTCAAGAACAATAATAATTTGTATTAAAAAAGGAAAAAAATATACAGATGTGGAGTAATATATAACGAACGGTTTACCGACGAAAATGTGGATTAGAGATATTTATATGATGTATAATAAAATTAAGGAGGTTACACAATGAGTTCCGAGATGTATCATAGTGAAGTAATTGATTTACCAAGTAAAGGTAAATTTTATCCAACAGGACATCCGTTGGCGACGGGTCAAGTAGAATTAAAATACATGACTGCAAAAGAAGAAGATATTTTAACCTCAACTAATCTTATCCAAAAGGGGGTGGTCCTGGATAAGCTAATCGATAGTTTAATTGTTACAAAAGGTGTGTCTCATGAAGATTTTTTGGTTGGTGATTTAAACGCGGTAATGGTTGCCGCACGTATTCTTGGATATGGTAAAGATTATGAATTATCAGTTACTTGTCCAAAGTGTAATACGCAACAAGATCACGCAGTAGATTTAACCGAATTGGATACCAAAGAATTACCGGAAGAGGCAAACTTAACAGTTAAATTACCAGCAAGTGGTAAAACTGTAAAAATTCGTTTCATGACGCGTAAATTAGT